TTAAAGACCCGCTCTGGGTTTGATATTTTCCTTAGTTCTGCTTCCCTCATCTATACTAACGTCACATATTTTATTTGTGACCCAAATGAAATGAGGCAGAAAACGATTTGCTAAATCCTTTACTAATTCGCTATATGGTTTCTTTGGTTTCACTTGATCATAATCAAATTCAAATGACATGTTCTCAGTGAATGTAACATAGTCCGAGTAATAGTTAATCAAATCTGGATGACAATCGTTGTGGCTCACAACCATACATCCGGCACTCAAAGCATTATGGATGCGGTGAGTTTCCAAACTCTTATTTTTATAGAACCCAAGATTAATAACAATCTTCGCATTCAGTAGTACACTCTTCATTTTCTCTGGTGCCAGTAGACTATCATCAAACACAAACAGAACTTTCTTGGATGGATACATCTTCTCTAAAGTTACACCGAGCAATTCTCTCTCTGGTGATTTTGTTCCTACAAATAAAATATCAATCGGTCGCTCATGGTCATCCTCTTCAACTCCCATAAACTCAAAATAGAAACTGGATAGGCAGTTGATTCCGAACTCAGATCTGAGATGGTCAACAGATGGCTTGTCATATCCATATACTGGATTGGACTTCATCAATTGAATATACGACTTTTTTTTGAGATACATATTTCCCTCTGGTTCACCATTTAGAATGATGTATCCAACTTTGACATTTCGTTGTAACTCCAACAGCTCGTCAGAATACATATGAGCACCAAAGATAATATATACATCACCGGCAACTGGTTCGAGCTTTGTGAGGATTGGGATGTCTAACTTCTTAGAAAGACATACGGCATTTTCTCCGAAGATTGGGTGGCAACAAACTATATATTTCATCCTATATAGTTTATACAAATATTATATTTTTATTATAATTACGAAATTAGAAGTTCGGTTGTCCTAAATCTTCTGCCTGTCCTGGAATATATTTCCGTATCCCCTGCTGTCCTGGAACTTGACTAACCTTATTCTTTGAACCTGGTTTAGGTCCTGGTCTCATTTTCGGTGGGTCATTTGGGTCTCTTGATTTAGACCGAGACCGAGACCGTCTGGTTGCCTCACGACCACGCAATGCCTTTTCTGCCTTAGCCTGAATAACACTTGGATCAAACCCAACCAATTTGTCTGATGGGGCACTGCGACCAACTGGCGGTGGGTCATCTGGATTTGGCATCATCATGGGTGGTTCAACAAGAGTATCTTTTCCACTATCACGACCGACAGTCACCATCGGAGCGTCTCTTGGTAGTGGTGGTGCAGACAAAGATGGTTCTATTCCAAATGGGTTTGGTATAGATGGTGGTGGTGATATTTTTGGTGCTGGTGTGTTCTGTGGAATGGGTGGTGGTTGTCCCACAAAACCAGTAGTTACTTTCGGTCGTTCCGACATTGAGCGTTTAAGTGTTGATCGTGGTTCATCCGTTTGGGTCGCAAGTGTACTTCTTGGAACTGAACCAAGCACACGATTAAGTGCCGATACTGGAACTGGGGCTGGAACCTCAATTGATGGTGGTGCCTGTCTCGGTGGAGCCATCGGTGCCTCTTGGGGAAATGATTGTGGCGGATATATAAATTGTTGCGGTACTTGTGCCAACATCGGTGGTGGAGCTGCTGACCGAGCGACACCACCACCAGTCTTACGTTTGCGTTTCTTCTTGGGCTTAGTATCTCCTATATTCACTTTGACAACTTGCGTCACAACTTGCTTGACAGATTTATCCGATGCTGGTTTTGCCTTTTTCTTCTTCTGTTTTTGCAAAGGCATATACAATATGATTAGATATTAAAGTTGAGCTCATTGAATTTTTTGAAGTAACGATACTTGCTTGATTTACGTAGTGATAAGTCCACTAATAGAAACGCGTACTTGTCCTCATCACCCTGTTCAAACACATAGTCCAGCAACGAGATGCTTTGTTTGAGTGGAAGTGGCACCATCTCAGTAAGTATTGCGTCACGTTCAGGTAAATTTTTTGGTCGGAACGTAATCAGATGTGAGATGGCAGACCGAATACCAGTTCCCAAATCCCTATATTTCTGAACCAAGAATATAGTAGAACAAAACATGTGCCGCCGATTCTGGATGAGTTGGGTGAGTTTCTTATCTATTGCCTGTGAGCGACGAAGCTGACTTCCAACATCATCGAAGATGACGACGCTGTGCTCATCATTGGAGCGGTTCTTCTCCAAAATCTTCTCCAATTCCGTTAGAACTTGCATATCCAATTCCTTATAGATTTGGTCCTGTGGCAATTTACTGAATGGATCTGATTTCATACTCTTGGCACCAATAGTGGGACTGATGACATAGATATGGTCAAATAATCCACGATATGACTGCCTGACACCCTTGACCTTTTTCCGAGTCATAATAGAGTAAAGAAGATTGGTTTTTCCACTACCGGGGCTTCCGATTATGCAAATATTGAATCCACTCGTGTCAGGTAACGGATCGGGCAGGTCTCCCAATTTTCCATCAAGATTGTTTGGTGTAACTGCTACACTAAGTTTGTCCTGCCTCTTTTCGGTGATTTGTAGTGTATTCATATATATACTACAAATATTTTATTAGATTGAGAGCTTACTGTTCAGCCCTTGCCGCCGCTGCCTCTTCCATAAGACGGACAATGTTGTTGTTGTGTTTGATTGTACGACGATGCCGATTAAGATGACGATGTAAAAATTCACAATCACACGCCTCGCAATAAGTAGAACCATGCCTCTCATCATATAATTTGCGATACTCTCGTTGTTGCTCACGATGTGTGTGACGATAATTTTGGATTTGTTCTTGATGTGTCTCTCGGTAACGTCGGTCATAGATAAGTCGTTCAGACGCTGGGTCTTCAATAAATGCACGATTGGTGTTTAGAGTTGCTCTGAGTTCCCTCATCAATTCATCCTCACGGGCTTCAGCATCACGACCATTTTCACACGGAAAATCTTCAATCTTTACCATACTAAAACAATCCCATCCACCATTGTCACGAACCATCCTATATAGTTTGCGATCATATTCTCGACCTGTTTCATTAATACAGGCACACTTGTGTTGAGATTTGCGGTTGTTAAAGTTTGTCGTGCTTCCTATATACAAGAGTGACTCATCTTCATTATGCTGGATTTTATACATAATAGTTTTAGAATAATCAACGGAACTGCGGGGCATTATATACTATTACGTCTTATAATATCTTTAAGCATTTTAACGCAATTCATTTTTATCTATGATCCATTTCATTATCATACATCCAACTTTCCTCTGGCGGTTCAAACACAAGCTCCATAAGTTTCGGTACTGGTTCCCCTATGAGATGGTGGACATGGAACCACTCAAAATTTGTCATCACATACTCATACCGTGTAACCTTAGACATTATCTTAACCCTATCTCCATATTTATAATAGACAAATGGAATCTGATTTCGTTTCAAAAATCTATAGTATGTTACAAAATCCATCGATATATCATAGCAGTATATATTATCTGTGGTATTCTAACTCAAAAAATTATCTCAACCTATAGTAATATGAGCTCCCAATTCTACATTGCCCTTGCCATCCACGAACAATTTGAAGAACTCGGTGTTGACTACGAGTCATGGCGATGCTGTGCCGGTGTGCTGCACTACTGTGCCGTGAAGGATGATAAGATTGTTGAAGCCAGTGTATATATGGATGAGGATCCATTCCTTACTCTACTTGAATATCTTGATGAACCAGATGATGATGAAGAAGAACTTGTAACTGATGAGGAATCCGAAAGTGAATCTGATGATGAAGAAGAGTTCATTGATGATGGACCATACCGCAAACGTCGTCGTAAATAAGTATTTTTAATCTAATCATATGTTATATGGCAGAAGTATTCAGCGAATCATTAGATTTCCCAAAGGTGAAGGCAAGAGCCGTTCAATCAAGAAGTTATAGAGTAAAATTGCCACCAACTAATGCTGGAATATATTCTCCATCCAGTGTAATAGAGTTCGAGCTCCCAGCGAACCAAGCCGGTACGTATTGGAACTCAAACCAATGTTATTTAAAATTTAAGATGACATCTCTGTGCCGTAATGCTGGTGATACTGCCGCAGTCAAATGTGACCTTGACCGCTCCGGTGCTTATGGTTTCATCCGTCGTATGGAAGTTACAACCGCTGGGGCTAAGATATGCGATTTGGATCGGTTCAATGTCCTTGCCTGTGCCATGATTGACACCGATGCGTCTCAGGAATGGAAGACATCAACCGGCAGTGCTATTGCCGGAACTGAAGGATTGATGCGTGGTGCGGCTATTGACCCTGGCGACTTGGAACGTATCTATTGCCTACCATTAATTCTTAATCCATTAAGTCAGTCATCCCCACATAGATTATTTCCCCTGTTCAGTTTGAGCCCACTTAAACTGCGGTTCACACTTGAAGAGGCTGGTGTTGTGTTTCGTGTAGATGCGATTAATGATATTGTTAATTATCAAATCAGTGATGTGGAACTCGTGTATCAGGCAACTGAGCTGTCACCAGAAGCCCAAGCAAGTATAGATGAAATGACCGGAGGAAAATATGATATATTGGCGACTTCGTATATGCATTCGTCTGCTACTCTTCAAGCAACAAATTCTCAATTGACAGCCTCGTTAGGGTACTCGGTCAGTTCATTAGAAAGAGTAATCATATGCCATCGTCGGACATCAAGCACCCTTTCGCAACAAAGGTATTCACTTGGAAACAGATGTGCCGCCGGTCTCCAACAATATAATCTACTTATCAATACTGAAATGTTCCCAGCAAGACCAATCATGAGAGATCACAGATTTGGTAGTGAGTGTGTTGCCGAGATGCTTCTGGCGTCACATTCGTTGGTAGATTTTACAAAGGGTTCCAGTCTAAATGATGGATATGTTAAGTGTAATGTTCCAGGTGCTCAGTTCTTGGGAACGTCTCGTAGTGCCAACATCAAACCGAACTCTGGAACTATTATTCAAAACCCATATTCACTTGAAAACCCAGACGGATTGACAGCTGGTAATCTTGATGTGTCTGTGGACGCCGCCACAACAGATGCTGAAGATTCCGACGTGGGAAGCTTCCTCTGTGCAATTGAGCTCGAGTCAGGCGTCTCTGATTCTAAGAGCTCTCACATATACTCAGGTGTCTCCACATTAGCGTCTACCGTCCAGTACGTAGGCACATACAGCGGAGCTGTCAATGCGGACATCACCGTTGATTTCTTTGCGAATTACACCATTTTGATGTCGTTGGCGATGAACGGTACAGGGACATGGTCCGTCTCGGTTTAGATTTATAGATGAATGAATATCCCTCCTCCCTTTTATATTTTTGAGATTTTCAAGTGAAGGGTGGCAGTGTGGCAGTGGCAGTTGATTTAAAATAGGTTACAAATTTATAAGAATTAAAAAAAAAAAAGAAAAAAAAAAAGAAACTATAAATATATAAAACTATATGAAATGGCTCTGCCACTATCCACTGCCACCACTGCCACCTTGTGACTGGGGCTTACTGACGATGACTAACAATTAAATATGATGAGACCATAATCAGTCACAATTACGCGTGATTCACGCCGAGTTGTGACTGACGGAACGAAAACCTGAACTGATTGAAAAGAATGAGACCATAACCAGTAACAAAATATATTTGTTTTTTACAAATATATTTA